AGTTCTATTATACTGAGGTGGATAATATTGAGGATCTCAAATATGAGGTTATCTCTTTTCTCTTACAGAAGCTAGACCTTTACGACCAATCAAAAGGTAAAGCCTACTCTTATTTTGGGACTATTGCTAAAAGGTATTTGATCATCTACAACCAAAAGAACTACAAGAAGCTTGTATCAAAAGCAGAGATTGGTGAACAACACGATGATGATGCTTTAGTCAATTCAATCATTGTAAAAGAGCCAGAACCAGAATTAGATAGGCTAGATATAGTAGAGTTATTTGTCAAATATGTGGATGATAACCTTCTAGATTTGTTCGACAAAACAGACGAAATGAAGGTAGCCGACGCAATTCTAGAGATCTTCAAGAAGAGAGAAAACATTGATATATTCAACAAGAAGGCTGTCTTTATATATGTTAAAGAGATGACAGAAGCCCAATCTAACACAATCACTAAAGTAATCAAAAAGCTTAAAGTAATCTATAAGAGGATCCTGGACAACTACCTTGAAAATAGTGACTATTAATATTTATTCTAAAAAGTCATGGAACTCGATAAGGAAATATTCAAAGGGAAAACCATTGCAGACCTTGTAGAAGAGGTATATAATAAGCATAAGAATCAAGACGGTACAATCAAACAAGAGATCATGAGGCTTGCCGATATGATTGAAACTCCTGGTGATGCTATTGTAATTGTGCCTCTTCTTAAAGGCTTTATGGACTCTAGCCTTAAGAACGATGAAGTGTTGATGAAGCTATTAACCTTGTTCCAAAAGGCAGCTGAAAATAAGAAGGGAGCAGATGCTGAAGACAATGGTATATTGACTGAAAAAGACATTGAACAGCTATTCGCTGATGTTACAGTGGCTAAAATTAAAGAACCTAAACAACTTCCTCAGGCCTAATGTCTATATTTGGTCAACAACTCTCTGCAGATAGAGGTAAAACAACCGGCCAGTACTTCCAAATAGGAAGGGTCAAGTCTATTGTATTAGGACCGTATAAAGGAAATACAAAAGAGGTGGATCCTGATTATGGGTCACCTAACGATATAGGAAAAATAAGATATGAGTTGTTGTACTCGTCTTTGTCTACTTCCAAGTCTCAAGCCGTATCAGAACCGGCGTATCCTATGTCAGGATTCTTGAAGCAATACCCTTCTGTAAATGAAATTGTACTAATAATAGTAGGACCATCTAGAAAACTAAATGATGGATCAGACAAGCAACAATTATACTATTTCCCTCCTTTTGCACTTTGGGGATCTTCAAACCACAATGCCTTTCCTAATCTAGAAGAACTAGCCGACTATTATAACAATTATGTAAATAAACCTGGTTATAGCGGAAATGCTACATCTGGTTCACTTCCTTTAGGATATACTCTTCAAGAAAAAGATGTTAAGAATCTTAGGCCTTTTGAAGGTGATATTATAATGCAGTCGAGGTTTGGTCAATCTATAAGATTCGGTAGTACTGTTCCTGTAATGAAGGACTTTAACACCTGGTCTCAATCAGGAAATAATGGAAGTCCCATAACTATTATAACAAACAGTCAAGGGCAAAGAAAAACTTTGACTCCTTTTGATCCTATTGTTGAAGATATAAATCGTGACGGCTCTGCTATCTGGATGACATCAACCCAGGAAGTTAATTTAGAGGATATTAACTCTTTTCCTCTTAACTCTTTTGGTGTAGGTATAAATCCTATAGTACAAAATGTAGTTAAGCTTCAACAGCTTCCTACATCTGATGAAACTATATCTGCACAATTCCAAGACGAAAATAGCACTAGATAATGTTTAAACCAGTTTTTCCATATAAAGGTAATCAGTTAATTCTAACATCTGATAGGGTTACACTACACTCTAAAACAGATGCTATCTTTTTATTTGGAAAACAAGCAGTTTCATTATCATCAACAAAGACTATTAATCTTGATGCAAATGAAGGAATAAAACTATATTCTCCTATTATAGAACTTGGGCCTAATGCTAGAGCCGAAGGTCAGCCAGTTGTTTTAGGAATTAATCTTAATCAACAACTTATAGTTCTATTGAATAATATTGCAAATGCAGGAATGTTGATGTCACAAGCATCAGAAAGTGATCTAGGTGCTAGTATGCAATATATAGCTTCTGCTGGTAAAATACTAGCTGATGAATCTAATAGATTGGTTGAGACACTACAATCAAACTTTATATTGTCAAAAAATACATTTACTAAATAATGGCAAGCATAATAAATTTAGGAAATGATAAACTAAATATCAATACTACTACCGCAAAAGGGTTGGAAAAAGTTATTGGTATTATAGCTAAATTTATTATTAGTGCACAGAGTAGCATAAATAAGATATTTTACGGCAAGTTTAAATTGCAGAATGATCCTACAGCGAATAAGATACAAAAAGCTTTAGATAAAGGTATATCAAATACACTATCTGACTTGGTTGGCATTAACTACTGTGATATCATAAACTATCTTATAAATGAAGTACCTGGAGGTGAATCTTTTAATCCTAATAATCCTCCTACAACAGGCAGTTCTTTAGTTAGATCAAAATGGTTTATACAAAAACAAGCATTTGAAGTGCAAAAACTAATTGATGGTTACTATAATAGTTATGGTGATCTCAATAACCCAGAAAGTAGACTGGGATTGTATTCTTTGATACAAGAAGTAAATACTATATTCTCAACTGTACTTAGCCCAGAAACTGGATTAAACGATCCTGAGTTTAATAAAGCATTTCCTCAAGCAAGTTCAATCAGTGGATTTCTTCAAGATGTATTAGGTAAATTTAACCAATACCAAAACATAAATAGTATTAATCAAGCAGAAGTACAAAAACTATTAAGACTAATAGAAAAGGTAAAAGCGTATTGTATTGCAATCATAGCACTTAATTCTCCTGCTTCTTTTCTTAACTTTGCCAACACTATTACAGATGGAGGAGTTCAAGAACAAATAGCGAGGTTGACTAAAATTATTGATATTCCAAGGTTCTTACCTCTGATAAAACAAATTATAAATAGTGCTAATAATATTAATAATATAGGAAGAAAACTATTAGGTTATATTAATGTAGGGAGAGTTATAATTAAAATATGTATCATATTAATTAAAATATATAATGTAATAAAGACTTTCTTTATAGCACTTCCTATACCAAATATATCTACTACTACAGGAGTAACTACCAAGTTTAGTGATATTTACCAGTCTGTTTTAAAAGAACAAGGAGAAAAGAGACTTATTAAGAGACTAAATCAGATAAATGCCGTTCTTAATTTAATGGCAATTTGTGTAACTACAATCCTTGTTGGTATTCAAGATATCATATATAAATTAAATTTAATTAAACTAAACCTAGAGTCATGCAATCCAGAGCTAGGGCAAGAAATAGATGATCTAATAAATAATCTTAATTCAACAAGAGCAGAACTCCAAGACTTCTTAGACAAATATAATACATCAGGCCAAAAAATAGATAGGCAATTTGGTGAATACACTATAGAAATAGTTACAGAAGAGGTAACTGATGAGGGTATAAGTTTAAAAAGAAGATTTGGTGTTGCTAGGAACAGTCAAGGATATATAGCAGCTCAATCTACTCCTACGTTTGCTTCTTTAGATCTAATTATAGTAAATGAAGTTAAAACCTTGTTGGTATCAAAAGGTCTAGTTACCTTTAATCTGGGATCAATATCATCAGAAGATACTTTAACTGTCCTAGAATCATTAAGGTTCTTAGGAGATGAAGATCTAAGTCTTGAGGATGTAGTAGTAAATACCCAGGATATACAGAGTATTAAAGAACAAACTGACGAACTAGGTCTGACGACCTTTGTAAACAATCTACCTGGTGGAAGGGCTCTTCGTAAAAAGGTACAGGCTATGATGGCAAAAGAATCTAGCAAACTAAAGACCAACTTAGACGGAGCTGATCCTCTGGGAAGGTTTACATCTAATATAATATAGGTTTTGTAAACTCGTAAAAATAATATTTATAAGATATGTCACAGTCTGAAGCACTAAGAAAGTTAATTCGTGAAGAACTTAGAGCTGTTCTTAAAGAAGAGCTTCCTAAACTATTAAAAGAGTATTCTTCTCCAGTAATGGTTGACCAGAAAAAAAGCCTTCAAGAACAAGTTAAAAGTAAGATACCTGGAACATTAAACACTCAGGCGTCCAAACCTCAAATTAAATTCAGCAACCATAATCCAATGGCAGCATTCTTGAATGATACTGCCAAAACCATGCTGAACGAGGATTTTTCTATGACAACTCAAGATGTTCATCCAGCACTAGGTTTTCAACCAAACCCTAATCAAGTTAAAGTTGGATCAGTCCAAGGAATGTTAGGATCGGCTAGACCAAGCTCTAATATCGATGCTGTTCAGATCAATGAGGTTCCAGACTTTTCAGCCCTAATGGGAAAACTTAAAGCACAAGGACAAATCTAATGGCATACGGACTAAAGAAAATATCAGTAGTAGACTTAAAACCTTCAACCGGAATTGGAGTATCACTCCCTTTTTCTTCTACAAACGTATTTC